TATGGCACAGGCTAAGGCTGCGGCTAAGAAGACTGGTGCTACCATGAAGTATAAGAAGAAAAAGCCATGAGTACAGGTGTAGCTTTATCAATAAAGAAGGGTGAAAAACTTTCTACCAAACAAGGCGCAGGACTTACTGCAAAAGGTAGAGCTAAATACAACAAGGCAACAGGTTCTAAACTAAAAGCCCCCGCACCTAACCCAAAATCAGATAAAGAACAGGGACGGAAAAATTCCTTCTGTGGGCGTATGAACGGTGTACGTAAAAGAGCTAAAAATAATGACAGGGCAATAGCATCAATGAAACGATGGAACTGTCCACAGGTATCATAGGTAAACAACATGGCAGGAACAACACAATTAGATGCAGTCAACATTATGCTTTCTGCCATTGGCGAAGCACCAGTTAGTAGTCTCTCCTCTGGCTTGATTGAAGCAGAGATTGCAGAGACTATCCTTAACACAGTTGACAAAGAAGTACAGTCTATGGGCTGGCACTTTAACACAGAATTAAACAAGAGTTTTCCTAAAGATACTAATGGTGAGATTATTCTCCCTGCTGATATTCTTAGAGCAGACTCAACACTAAAAGCCAATGCGCCTAATCTAGTGCAGCGTGGCCTTAAAATGTACGATAGGACTAATCATACCTTTAATGTAGGTACTGATGCAGCCCTTGATGTTGTAGTACAATTAGTCTTCAGCGATGTACCAGAAGTAGCAAAGCGTTACATTGTACTACGTGCTACTCGCATCTTCCAAGACCGTGTAGTAGGTTCAGATACCCTACACTCCTTCCAACAGGAAGATGAGAACCGTGCCTTTATTGAGTTGCGAGACTTTGATAAAGCAGCAGATGACCACAACATCTTTGACAACTATGACACCTTTAGTATTATTGATAGGCAGGGACGGAGAACAATCTAATGGCACTCATCAGTCAATCAATCCCAAACCTTATTAACGGTGTATCACAGCAGCCACCCTCACTACGCCTAAATACTCAGGCTGAGTTACAAGAGAATGGTCTGTCCAGTGTTGTATCAGGTTTGTCTAAACGCCCAAGCTCACAGCATGTTGCTGACTTAGGAGTTATTTCAAACCTAGACAAAGCGTTTATCCACACTATCCGTAGGGATGAGAATGAGTTTTACTCTATGGTTGTGGATACTGCTGGTACTATTAGGGTGTTTGACAAAGATGGTGTAGCTAAGACTGTTACCAATAATGCTGCGTCCTACCTATCAGGATTAACAAACCCTAATGAAGAACTAGCTGCTGTCTCAATTGCTGACGCAACTTTTATTATTAACAAGAATACTACAGTAGCTAAAGCAGCTACGGTATCCCCAACACGTAATCCAGAAGCATTGGTATATGTAAAGAACGCTGACTATGCTTCTACATACCGATTAAAGCTTACTAAAGGTGGCAGCACAAGTACAGTACAATTTGCTACTAAGTCTAGTACACAGGCTTCTACAGCACTAACACAGAACGCAGAACGTGGCGCATCAACTGACTTGATTGCTACATATTTAAATACATTCTCTGGAAGTGTTGTTACTACTTCTTACTATGATGCTATTACCAACGCATCAGCAGTATCAGGTTTAACATTGACAAGATATGGCTCTGTTATACACGTCCAGTCTACCGATGCTACAGACTTTGTAGTAGAGGTGGGTGACTCTCACGGTGGAGATCATCTTAAAGTATTTAAGGATGAGACACCCGACTTTAAACAACTTCCTGTAGAGGGGCCAAACGATTTTGTTATTGGTGTCTCAGGTGACAACTCAAAGGCACAGGATGACTACTATGTTAAGTTTAGTAACGGTGTCTGGAAAGAAACAGTAGAGCCTAATATTGAAATTGCACTAGACCCTACTACTCTACCTCATAAACTTTCTAAACTTGTTAGTGGAAACTTTGAATTTAATCCCGCTGCTTTTGCAGATAGAAAAGTAGGAGATGATGACACTAACCCATTCCCTTCATTTGTAGGGTTTAAGTTAGCAGATATTTTCTTCCATAAGAATAGACTTGGAGTACTAGCTGACGAAAATGTCATATTTAGTAGTGCTGGTGAGTTTCTTAATTTTGACTTCTTCCGCAAGTCAACGCTAACCATTATTGATAGTGACCCCATTGATGTGGCAGTGTCCTCTAATAAGGTTAGTATTCTTAAACATGCAGTACCCTTCAACGAAGCACTGCTGCTCTTCTCTGATTTAACTCAGTTCAAGGTAACAGGTGATCCTGTACTAACCCCTGAGACTGTTGACGTATCTAATACTACAGAGTTTGAAACAAGCCTACGAGCTAGACCAGCAGCAGCGGGTAAGTATGTTTACTTTGCCTCTAAGCGTGGTGCGTGGTCAGGTATGTGGGAGTACTTTGTAGATAGTGACACTGATACGAATGATGCTACAGAGATTAGCTCACATATTCCTGAGTATCTTAACGGTGAGATTATTAATATTCAAGCCTCATCAAATGAGGATATGATACTAGCGCAAACCAACAATGATCCTACAGCCCTATACGTGTATAGATACTACTGGTCTGGTAGAGAAAAGCTACAGGCTTCTTGGTCACGTTGGGTATTTAATGGTGATGTAGTAGGCATGTCCTTTAATCGTGCTGATATCTATATCCTAATTAAACGAGGTACAAACCTATTTCTAGAACGTATTAATCTATCAGTAGATGAAGCTACTACTTACACTACAGGCAGCTTTTCTATACACTTAGATAGACGTGTTAGGTTGGAAACAGGTGGACTTACTGCTATACCTTATGTAGATGCTAATACAATCTATATTGACCAAACAGGTAAAATTATTACTCTTGCACAAGTAGCAGCTAAACTAGCTAACTCTGAAAAGGTGTTTGCGGGTATCCCCTTTACTTTTAAGTATGAGTTTTCTGAACCAGTAATTAAGCAAGACAACAAAGCTATAACAACAGGACACTTACAGCTTAGAAATTATGCTGTGGTCTTCAATAAGACAGGCTTCTTTAATGTAATACTAAGACCCCTCAAACGTACAGCCTACACACGTACTTTTACAGGGCGTGTAGTTGGCAGTGCTGCTAATATTCTTAACTCAGCCGCTATTGAGTCTGGAACATATCGTTTTGGAGTTATTGGTAACGCTAGTGAAACCTCAGTAACACTTGAAAGTGATAGTCACTTACCCTGTGTATTCCAATCAGCAGAATGGGAAGGTTTCTTCCAACTACGTTCAAGGAGAATGTAATGCAAGTTTATGTGAGAGCAAGTACTCAGTCTGATGTAGATCATCTGGCAACAAACTTAAGACCAGAAGACACTGAAGAAGTACTTGCTTCACATGGCGATGTTAAGGAAGCCTTACAGCAGGGACTGGATGAGTCAGAGGAGTGTTGGACTATTGTTGTAAAAGAAACAGGTGAGATTGCAGGTATCTATGGTGTCGTAGGTTTAGATAACCTAACAGGCATACCGTGGTTGCTTACTGCACCGCCTATAACTAAAGTCTGGCTACCCTTTCTTAGAGGTTCTCTCAAATGGGTAAAAGAAACAAATAAGAAATATCCCATCCTAACTAATGCCTGTGATGCTGATTATAGTGTAGCTATTAACTGGTTAAAGTTTGTAGGATTTACGTTTATTCAAAGGCATGAAACTTGGGGTGTAGGAAACAAACCCTTTTTAGAATTTGTGAGGATACAAGATGTGTGACCCAGTTACTATGGCTGTGCTTACAGTAGCACAAGGGGCTGCTCAATACCAAGAAGGTGTAGCACAAGCACAAGCACAACAATCAAGATTTGATGCTAACCGCTTGGCTGCTAACGAAGCTAGAGATTTAAAAGTACAGACCCTTAACCAGAGAGCTACTCAAGAAGCAGAAGCTGCCTCTGAAGAGAAGCTAGCCTTAAGCATTAAAGCTCTGGAAGGCGAGGGTGCTGCTCTGGTTGCTCAGGGTGAGTCAGGTCTTACTGGTAATAGTATGGACTTACTACTACAGGACTACGAAGCACAGAAGCTACGTGGTGTAACGACAATCAATAGAAACCTTGAGAATGTAGAGAAACAGATTGAGCTTGAAAAGCGTGGTGCATCTGCGGAAGCACAGAGTAGAACTAACTCTCTACAACAGGGTGTAATGCCAAACTTCCTAGCTGCGGCTGTGGGAACTGCGGCTAATGCTACTGCTGCTTACAATGCAGGTAAAGTAGATCAACCAAGTAAAACTTATACCTCAGGCAGTAGGTCTGGTAAGGGTGATAATTATTTTAGTGGTGCCTCACAAAATCAGGGCCGTGGCCTTAGTCATTAAAGGAGATAGCTTATGGCTAGAAAACAAGTAGAACGGTTGCGGCCTTCTGCAAGGCTACAAGCCGTAGCTCGTCCAGTAGAAACATATGTACGTCCTGCTGAACAACCTGCACCTAAGAGTGGTTTGGGTGAGTTTATTCGTGCTATTGCACCAGCAGCAGAAACACTAGCACAAGTAGAAAAACAAAAGCAGTTAAAGTTACAGCGTGAGGCTGAACAGGGCATTGCATCTGCACGTACCTTTTCTGCTAAACTTTCTGTGGGTGCTGCTCTAAGACAAGCTAGGGAAGACTACAGGAACAACGAGCCTGACTACCTAGAGATGTCAGAGGAAGAAATAACTGCTAGACGTGCTGAGATTATGCAGCCCTTCCTACAGAAAGCTCAAGACTCAGGTGATGACCTACTATTTCAGGCTGTCAAGGGTAACATTGAGATGGGTAACCTTGCTTGGTTTGAGACTACGTATGATCCCGCTAAGTTTAAACATACCTTTAATAAAAACATGGGTACGGTTGGTGATGAAGTTATTGGTATCAGTGAAGATATTGGTTATGGAACAAAAGATTTTGAAGATGAAGATGGTGATCCCGCACTACAAGCAAACCGTCAATTTAGTCTAGATTTACAGAAGAAGAATATTGATGAGATTGTAAGACAAGCTTCTCAAGCCTATGGTTATAGCCAGTCTATGATTAATGATTATGTTATGGAAAGTATTATTGCTCCACGTGTTAGAGAAAATGGTAGGGATGCTGCATATCAGTGGGCTACGTCTGTCATAGGTAATAAGGGAGACTTGACTAAAGTTAGTCGTTACCAGAAACTTGTAAAAGCTATGAACCGTGACCTAGCTTCTTATGACTCTGAAAGAGCTACGGCTGGTAAGAACGCATACTTTAAATCAGAAGTACAATCGCAAGTAGCTCAATTCTTAGAGACTAAACAAGTTAATTCAATAGGCGGCGATATTGTATTTGCAGACGGTACTTCTAAGTCCGTCAGTGAAAAGGACATTGTTGCGGCTATTGAAGCTGAAGCTGTACGGCAGAACTTGTCAGAGGGTGATGCCCTACGTATGTTGTATGTACCACTACAGAGAGTTCCAGCCAAGGATAAAAATGCTATCTTATCAGGCTTGGCAGCGTTTTCTGCTGGGATAGGTTTAACAGATGAAAACGTAGCTCTATCAGCAGCAGCCTATACATCTTATAAAAAGATGGATGGTTTTGACATTGATATGAGTAAGGATATACTCTCTGAAGATCAGCGAAAGCTTATGAGAGCTTTGGACTACCACATCGAAAAGGCTGGTGTAGGAGGCCCAGAGGGGCCATCTATGGGTGTAGTTAGAGAAGCCTTGGAGATGGTGCGTACTATTGATCTTAGTTTACCTACACGTAAAGCCAGTACTACAGAAATACAGGATGCTTTAGATAGAGGCATAACAGATATAAGCGACTTTGACGAACTTACAAACACAAGAAGTATGTTACCTTATATCCAAGAGGGTGTAGACGTTTACATGCAGATGGGTGTAGACTTAGATAAAGCCACTATCCTAGCAGTAAAAGATGCACGTAAAGACTTTGCTATTGTAGAAAGTAGCATAGGCTCTAAACACGCTCTGCCTCTTCTTAATACTAATGTAAATCGTAATGGTAATGAAGTAGCTAAGTTACAGTCATATATTAATGAAGAAGCTCAAAGACCATCTACAATTAATGCTATAGAAGCTAGGGGTGGTGCTGGTATAGTACTAACTCGTAGCATTAATCCTAATAAATTTACTGTTGCTATTATTAATGAGGATGGTACTACTGTAGGAAGTCTTGGAGAGTTACCTGTATCAGTTGCCCTAAACCCTGAGACAGCACGAGCTATGATAGCTGAACGTATCCAGCGTACTTCTGAAGATGATAAGTATGTCTCTGGTGTTATGGGGACAATTGATGATGCTCAGTTTGTAGGATCACCTACCATAACAAATTACTTTGGTGGTACTGGTAAAGTAGGTGAAGCAGGTACGTTTGAAGATTTTGTAAAATCACCTGTTGTTAAAGACTTACGAAAAGCCTTTAGTGTAGACAATGTTATACTACAA